GGGGGCCTTCTTCTTACCTTTAGTCAAATCAAAACAATTAAAGTTATGCAAAAGTTTACAAAAATGGAGAGTGCAATCATCATTAGCTGTCTTAACCAAGGACTGACTAATGACCTAAAAGAGACTCAAGCAGTAGTAGAAGCAGGAAAGAATCCTATCATGACTGCTGACTATATCCAAATGATATATGTTGACCTAATTGGTAAGGTAGAGGAGATGACTAAGAAGAAATAAAGAGTTGGCCCCTTGGGGCCTTCTTCTTATCTTTAGGTATAATCAAATCAATCAAAGTTATGAGTAAGTTTAAAAAGGTTTACACCTTAGCACAAATTAAAGCTGACCCGAGAGTGGAAGATGCTTTTTCTGAAATGGGTAATATGGAAGATGGTAAGTTAGACTACTGGGTCAATCTAAAAGAAGGTTACATATGCCAATCAATGGGATGCTCAGTCATTCACGAACAAACGATAAGTCGTTGTGCCGGTTTATTAAACAACGATGTAGTAGAGGGAAAAGAATAAACAAATCAAATCAATCAAAGTTATGAATCAAATCAAAGTAACAAACGCAAAGCTATTAGTAGCTAAAGACTCTACCATCGCTAAAGGAGAGGCTAATGACTGTATGGTATATGCCACAGCAGCAGCATTCGATCTAGACTATGACAAGGCACATGGACATGTTAGGCATAGGTTCGGTAGAAGAGATAAGAAAGGTACTAATACATTAAGCATCATCAAAGGTATTCAAGAGATGGTAGACCTAAGAGAGAACCTTAACGGTAAGTTCGTTAGAGAGATAATAAGCCAACCATATAAGAAGTATCATACCTATGGAAGAGATGTTAATAGAAAGAATAGAGTGAGTACCTTTATTAAAGAGCATAGTCAAGGCACCTATCTAGTATTAACAAGTAGACATGCACTAGTAAGTAGAGATGGTGTAATGATAGATAATATACCAGGAGGATCAGGTAGTGCACTTGTAAAGAGAGCATTTAAGATAGAGCCCGTTGGTAGTTAGTAAATAAGCTTGTAGAGGGCGGTGACAGGAAAAAAAGTCCGGCCAACAGGCCGCCACCTGCGGGCACTTGACCTCACCTGCGGTCACTTGAGGGCAGTCTAACACCACTGTAATTACAGCTGTTATCGCGGTATAGGCGATATAGCGGAGCGGTGAGTGACGAGCCTCACCCGGGAGAAATTTTAAACTAAATGAAGATATATATTAAATATGAGTAATCAAGACAAAAGGCAAGACCAGGGCATACATCTCTTTATAGGGATATGTTTAATTTCATTAGGAATGTCAATGCTAGGAAACATTATTGTAGAGTACTTTTCAAAATAAACTTTTTTGTATGGAACCACTAAGACGCATTTCAACGGCCGAGACGGAAAATTATATAGAGTTAAGTATATATGATGAGAAAGTTTGCACAAAGGCCGTTGCATTCACCCTTACAGGTATAGTAGAGGGTATCTATCCAGCATCGTCTCAAGGGACGGCCTGGCAAGAGGTTACCTATTATGCTGATGAATCCAGTATATCTAATAATACCCTATCTCCCTTGGAATTCATGTACAAAGAATGGAACATGAATAAGGACACTACTTGCTAGAGAGACTAGGGAGATGAAAGGGAATCTAATGCCTAATCCTATTTATTAGTATGTATAGAATGAAGAAATTAAAGGTAAGAGCTGACCTAAAGGAAGCGGGTGGTATGATCGCATCCGATCCTATTAATCCTGATCGTAGACTAACTGTTGTAGATATAATTGCTACCGAACTAGAGAAGCTATCCTATAACGGTTTCATATCACCGGCCGTTTATAGCCAGGCACTAGATCTGGCAAGAGGACAAACCAAAGTTATTAATAATATATATAGTAGGAATGGTCGCGACATTAAACCACTTATCATGCTCCTCCTTCGCCAAGTCCGTAATCGCCTCAAATAGCTATTTATTAGTATAAAATTTTTATAAATGAAGAAGCAAGTACTAAACGAAGTTAAACAGTTCCAAAAAATAGCTGGTCTTTTAAGCGAAAACTGGCATCCTGACGATCCTGCAAGTGTTGATATCGATGATATAGAAGATAGAGATCCTGAAGATTTTGATGATGTATCGGAAGATGCTAATACACAAGGACGTGCGTCTTATGATCTTGTAAAAGGACCGAATGAAGATCCACTAGTAAAGCGTATCCTAGTGAACCTACACAATAAGTACGGTAAGGATGGTTATCATTATGATCCTTATATGAACCGTCTTACAATATACGGAGAAGCGGGTGAAGATAGAGTAATAGTAGATATGCTTAGTGCTTTATTCGATCAGCCTGAATATCAAGATTTATCTGAGGATGATTATAGTGAAAATCCTACTCCTAATGACGATGAAAGCCAGTCTGGTGATACTGCGGTAGATAATATTAACGAAGTTAGACGGTTACAAGAGATAGCTTTTAAGAAATAAAAAAGTAAGCAACCTATATATTAGCACCCTCTTTATGAGGGTGTTTCTATTTATATGTGTATGATTAAGTTAATAGACTTATTAAGAGAGGTTCAAGAAGGAGCTAGAGTTACTTTCGATGATACTGGCAATGCTAGTAAAATCGACATAGCTTATAAACATCTTGATGGTGAGCAATTAGGTACTTACAATAATGTTATTAAGAAAAATAGTTATAGCGTTTACTATAGCCTTGAATCAGTATCAGGTGCAGATAATATTAAGAAGGCAGAAGATACCTTAAAATACGATTCTCAATTAATTAAACCTGCCGAATTAAAGGACCTATTAAGTAATACTCTTGGAGCAGAGATAGCAAAAGTGGATTACATTGGATATTTAGAATCTAAAGGAGGCTTAAATAAAGTACTTATTAATACGGTTAAGGAACTTTACGGAGTTTCGGATGAAAATGTAGTAGAGGTTAAGAAGGTTGAGTATATGAATATTGATGATGCAGTTGATTGGGAATCTTATAATAAATTAAAATCAGAACCTCTTAAGAAGGATATTATTAAATTTCTATACAAAACTGCAGAGAAGGCTCCTCCTTATAAAATTAAAAAATCGAGTGGAGAAGAAGGCGGAGGTACGCAGTCTATTATAGTTAAGCAGTTGCAGTCAAAATACGATTTAGGTTTAAATCCTAATCTTAAAAATAAATCATTACCTCCAATATACGATGTATTAGTAAAATGTATAGAGCAGGGTAAAACTCTACTTATAGTAGATGATAATATGCATGCCGGTATAGACTTTTATAAAATTTTCGGAGCAGTAAGAGATCTTGTAGATAAATTAAAAGAAGTAAATGCTAGGCCTACTACGGAAGAGGAAGGGGTTGAAGAAAAATTAGCGTCATGGGAGAGGCATCCTAAGCGTAAAACATCGTCTCATGTACAACAAGAAATTGAAAGATTGGAAAAGATTTTAAAGGTACGTAGAGAAAGGATTGAATTGATAAATAGAGATTTAAATGGAAGTAATCAACGTATCTTCGGATACGTATTGTATAATTTAACTTCGCAAGATATTAAAGGTTAAAATTAAATAATGTATCGCTTGATAATAGAACATATCGTCCGTGAGGCAGTCTTAGAGGCTCGCTCTCAATCTACTACCCGTAAAGTTAGAGATGCTATTGTTGCCTCTGACCCTTCTCATATTAAGGCTGCGCAGTTAATTAATAGGGTGTTCGCGCCGGACTTATCTACAGAAGATCTAATTAAGGTAATTGAGAGCCTCTACAGTACAGAAGTTAAGGTTATTGAACCTACTGCAGCTGGAAGTGAGAGTTCTAAGTTTCCTACTTTAGAATTTGATATAAATGGTGTTGATGTAAGAATTGTACATGCTAAAGGTATTGTAGCAGGGGCTGAAGGTGAATCTAAGCAAGAAGCTACTATTCAAAAACAAATAGAAGATTTTGGACACTCTATTACATTAGAGATTATAGATGCTCAAGGTAAGAAACATACGTTTAAAAATATTGACGGTTTTGTTAAGGTAACGGGTAATAAAAAGGCGGATTTTGCTTTCACTGTTAATCAAAAACCTACTATATTTCTTCAGCATAAAAGTCCATCGCATCAACAGATGTCCGGCATTGCTAAATTTAATCGAGAAGATTATCCAGAAGTAGATACTTTTATTGATAAGGTTTCTGGATCAGTTCAAGCTTCGCCTGCAGGGCGTTTAGATAAGCCCATGTCTCAAGAAATTACAGATCCTAAGTTAAAGATAGCTGCTGTTTATGGAAGTCAAAATGGTACAGCAGATGGAGTTCAATTATACTGTATTGGTGATTTAGGATTAGAGGGAGAGGGAGCTGTTAAACAATTGACTGCTAATAAAGTATATGTCTACCCGGAAATACCGGTAGGGCTAGATGCTCCTACTTTAGGTGCTACTTATAGAAAAGATAGAAATCAATACGGTATTCCGAATGTTAGATTTGGTATCTATCCGGCTAGTTACATTAGCAATTCCTAACTATTTATTAATATGATAAAACTATCCGAAGTTATTGGTAAAGAGTTTCAACCTAGCGAAAAATCTAGGATGAAGAACTTCCTTAAGAGAGGTTCTAGAGATCAAGAAGCTATCCATGTAGACAACCCTGCAAATACTCAATATCAAGTAGGAAAGACTTTTGACGATCCGAGTGGAGTGTTTGAGGATCAAGGTCAATTAGAGAAAATGCAGCAAGCTCTCATTGGAAGAGAGTTTCAAACTCTTGAGGACTTAAGTAAGATGTGCTCTAGATTAAGACAATCTGGATATGTACAATCTGATATCGAAGAATTTTTACGAACTTATATATTATAATATGAAAGAATTTAATATGAAGCAATGGCTTATGGAAAATAAGTCTGGAGCATATTCAAAAACTATACTTACTGAGAATCAATTAATGGATTCTGAGATCTTGGGTAAAGAGATTGCAAAAGCACATCCTGAATTAATTAGATATCGTCATGATGGTCAAACTAAAAAATACCAAGATGCTATCTTTACGTATGCAGGTCAAATGTTACAAGGTGCTGGTGTTAGTTTAAGTACGGTTAGAGGCTTGGCTATGGATCAAGATTGGGCTATGGAATTGGTTTCTACTGTAGGAAAAGAATTAGAGCATGGAGGAGATAACCTAGGGGAAGGTTCTGGAGGTTTCTATACGACTACTTATTTAATGAAAAAATTAGGAAGTGAAAAAGCAGCATTTGCAGTGATTGATAGTTTTGCGGAAGATCGTGAATCTGAAGAAGATCCTGAAGGTGATAATGCCCGTGATTACTTACTAAGTATAGATAATGCTGAAGAATTAGAAAATGTACTACGGGATTATTTAGGGAAAAGTATAAGAGAAATTAATCCTACTGCTTTAGGTGCTCCACAAGCTGCTGCGGATGCTGAGATGCAACAACAAGATGATGTAAGTGAAGATATGACTGGCTTTGTTAATAAAGTAACTCCTGCAGAAACCGGTATTAGTAAGTATTTAGATCTAATTCATAATCACGATTGGTTTCATCATTTTTCAGATGATCCAAGAGCTTGGAGACAAGGTCAAGCAGAAAAAGCAGATCTAAAACATCTCTATTCTACTCTAACTCCAGACGAGAAGCAAAAAGCTATGGATGCTTTTATAGATAAGTACTTAGAAATACATGATCCAAAGCAATTTCCTAACGCAGCAAATAACGTTAAATACTTAACTACAGATACTTTCAAAGGATCAATTTAAAGGGAGAGTTGGAAGTGTGAGAAAAAGTTCATAACTTCTTTAAATACTAATAAAGTATTCTTCTTTTTAATAGAAAATAAAAAAAGGAAAAGTAAAAGAAAAATAAAGGATATGGAAAAAGTAATTGTTTTGGGGCTACCTGGATGTAGTCATTGTAAAGCACTTATAGAGGGGTTGGATAATAGGGGAATCTTATATAAATTACTAGATGCTGATAGTAATAGTCAATTAGCTGATAGGATGGAATCCCTTTTAAAAACAAATGAATATCCTATAGTCATAGTAGAGGGAACTCGAGGAAGTACTTACTTATATAGAGTAGATTCTTACGAAGAAGCTAAATCAAGTCCTGTAGTTTATGCAACTAAAGTAGGATGTGTTTCTATAGATTCTATGATAGAGCAAATTAAAAAATACAATAAATAAATAAATATGCGTTATAAAGCACTGGTTACGACCAAGTTAGAAAGATTAGATAATTATATAGGGAATATAAACTCCCTTCTTTCACAACCTAATTTAAGTAGAGAGAAGTTTGAAAATTGGTTTACTACTGTAAAAGAGCAAATTGCAGAAATTCAAACTCTAGTTAATACAGAACACGAAGGTTAAAATAAAGTTGGTTCTTTAATATCAAGTACTTATATTATGGATAAAACCATTCTATATGTTATCAGCAGAACAAATTCAAGCGAACTTAGAGAAGTTCTATGCAATTATTGAAAAATATATTTCTGAACCGAGAGCTACTAGGCTATTAGCTTTATATCAAGAACAAGAGGATAATTTAGCCTTTGCCCCAGCCTCTTCTAGAGCATCTTACCATAATGCATTCCCAGGTGGGTATGTAGACCACGTTAATAGAGTTGTAGAAGCAGCTATAAGAGTAACTAAGCTGTGGTCAGAAATGGGAGCTACTATTAACTTTACAGAAGAAGAATTAGTATTTTCAGCAATTAACCACGACTTGGGTAAGTTAGGTAGAGATGGTCAACCAGCCTATATTCCTAACGATTCAGAATGGCACGTAAAGAATCAAGGCGCTATCTATAAGCCTAATACAGAGCTTGCCTTTATTCCAATCCAAGACAGTTCCCTATTTATATTACAACAGGCAGGTTTAGAACTTACATTTAATGAGTGGGTTGCAATTAAAACTCACGACGGTTTATACGACGATGGAAATAAAGCTTATTTAATTTCTAGTCAAAATGAATCTAAGCTAAGATCTTCTTTACCTCTTATCTTACATCAAGCAGATATTTTAGCTGCAAGAGTAGAATGGGAGAAAGAGTGGATTGATAAAGTAGGCGCACCTATTAAGAAAGAAGTAAAAGCATCAACACCGGGTCAATTTAAACAAAAAGCAGATAGTGCAAAATTATCTAGCATTGGTAAGAATAACCCTGGATTATTAAACGCATTAAAAGGATTATAATATGGGAATGTTAATTATGCTATTCATTTGGATAGCAACTGTAATTGGTTGGATTATATACAACCTCTATCAAAAAAACGTAAAGCTAGAAACTACTGTACTTGCACAGGCCAACTTTATTGGAGGCTTACAGCAGTTAATAGGTGAGTCTGAAAAAGCACTTAAGAATCTAGATGATAAGATCTGGATGGATAGTGATATAGAGTTACAAACAGTATTTCAAAATCTAAAAGCAGTACAAGAGGGTTTAAATCAATTCAATAAGCGATAATGGTAGAAGACATTTTCAAAGTCGAAGAAGCGGAAGTTACACTTACGAAGGATGGAAAAGTTAGAAAAAGAAGGCCGAAGAAGTCGATAGACTACTTTACTTTAGATACACAGCAAGCTATTTTAGATTATAGATTAGAAACTTCTCAAGCTAAAAGAAATAAGATCTTTAATGAAAAGATCTATTATGCTTTTTATAAATTAGCTGAAAATATTATTCATACTTTTAAGTTTTACTATACTGAAGTAGATAATATTAACGAATTAAAGCATGAAGTGATTGCTTTTCTTTTAGAGAAACTACACCTATACGATCCAAGTAAAGGTAAGGCTTATTCTTATTTCGGTACTATTGCAAAGAGGTATTTAATTGTTTATAACAATAATAACTATAAGAGATTAAAAGGTAAAGCACCTGTTGAGGATGTAGATTCTGATAAGACAATCACAAATAACCTACTTCTAACCCAGCCAGAACCTCTTGAAGAGTTAAACTTTATAGACCTTTTTATTAAGAAAGTGGACGACGATCTTTTAGATTTATTCCCTAAAGCTCAAGAAGCTAGAGTGGGAGATGCTATTTTAGAGCTTTTTAAACGTAGAGAGAATATCGACATATTTAATAAGAAGGCTCTCTTTATATACATAAAAGAGATTACAGATGCACCTACTCCTATCATTACCAAGGTGATAAAGGTATTGAAAGAGATTTATAAAGAGATGTTGAACCATTATCTAGAAGAAGGTACAGAGATTAACATTTTCTCTAAATAGCTATTTATTTAAAATAGTATTATGAATCTCGATTTTGAATTATATGATGGAAAGAAGTACTCTGATCTAGTACAAGATGTAATTAAGAACCATAAAAACAAGCAATCTAAAATCAGTACCTTAATAAGTCAATTGACTGAAATGGTCGGTGAAGAGGTTGGAAACGCTGTTATAATAGTTCCGTTAATTAAAGAATACCTGGAGATAGATGTTAAAAATGATGACGCTCTCGTAAAACTAGCTTCTATATTACAGAAGGGAGGTCAAACAACTGAAGGAGGAGATGGGGGACTTAGCGAGAAGGATCTAGAATTATTATTTAGCGATATACAAAAATCTACAGTTCCTTTACAGGATAACGTTATAAAAGAGTTACCAGACATACAAAAATAATGGCAAATAATTTTTTTGATATTATAAGTAGTCCTGATGGCTCTGGTCAAGCAAGCGGTCAAAGCTACATACTAGGTAGAGTAGCTCATATTGTTTATGGACCCTACTACCCTGGAACTACTATACCTGATCCTAATTATACGAATCCAACTGATCTAGGTAAGATTTTATTTGAAATTTTAAACGGAACTCAAAGTAGTACTTTTAATAGTGAAGGAAACCAACCTGCTATGCCTTTCTACTCTTGGATGAAGCAATATCCAACAGAGGGAGAGTATGTTCATATTGTAACAGGACCAAGTTTAGGTCTAAATGAAAATACAAATCAGAAGAGTTACTACTACTTACCTCCTTTTAATTTATGGGGAGCAGTTAACCACAACGCACTTCCTAATTTAACTGATTATAATGAGCATGTAACTGCAGTAAAAGTTAACTATCAGCAAAACGGAATTACAAATCAAACATCCAATCTTACTACAGGATCGATTCAATATCCTTTAGGGAATAATTTTCCTGAAAAGCCCAATATTAAGAACCTGGAAATGTTTGTAGGAGATATTGCTTTTGAAAGTAGAGTAGGTAGTTCAATAAGATTTGGATCTTCGTTAATATCAAATAGAGATAAAAATTATTGGTGGGACGGACCAGAGGGTAACCCTATCACAATTATTAGAAACGGCCAAGGAAGGCAAGTAGACCAAGAAGGATGGATACCAACAATAGAAAATATTAATAGGGATCCTTCTTCAATTTATTTAACAAACGGACAGGTAGTTGAAATAGTAGATATAAATAAAAACTTTCCTTTAACAACTCTAGGAGTTACTTTACAGGCTGATTTAGTGGCTAATGTTATACCTTTAAATCAACAATTGACCAGCTTAGATTCACTTTCTGCTAATACACAGGATGTACGTATCAATAATCAAAATCCAAATGTAATCAGGTAATGTATAAACCAGAATTTCCATATAAAGGTAATCAAGTAATAATTTCTTCAGGAAGAGTTACAAATCATTCTTATGATGACTTTATCTTTATGTTCGGAAAAAAAGGAGTAGCTATTTCGAGCCCTGCTACCTTTACTGTTGATGCCACTGAAAGTACTAGTATTTCTTCTGGATTTATAGAGTTAGGTCTAAGAGCAAAATTAGAAGGCGATCCCATTCTCTTAGGTAGAAAAACAGCTTTTCAATTAGGACAATTGTTAGATAATTTACAAGCTTTAGGAAAAAGTTTATCTAATATTAACGAATCGGGTTTAGCAAAAGCACTTCCTGAAATCATAGCATCAGCTAAGATACTCGCAGACACTGCACCTGTTATAAAGAAGCAGTTACAAGGTCCTTGCTTATCAAAAACAACTTATACTAAGTAATGGCTACACCTAAAGATCCAATAGAGACCCTGATAGTATTCTTTTCAAAGTCAATAGCGACTTTTCAAGTGAGTACTTATAAAATATTATGGGGTGTACCTGTAGAAAAATCCGCAGCTTCCTTTTCTGCAACAATTAAGACTACGCCAAAAGAAAAAAAATCCAACTTCTTACAGTCTGGTTTATTCAATATACTAGATACTATAAACGGCTTAGATATTTGTAGTGTATTATCCTTTATAACAACTACTATTAACTCTAAACCGCCAAAAAGGAGTACTAGTCCTGATCCTGTTGAGAAAGCTTTATATGCCGTACAAGATATAGCAAAAGAAGTACAAGATACTATAGACAAATATTTAGCTCTTCCTACTACTTTGGTTAGAAGCTATGCTGGAGTACAGCCCCAAGCTATTACTCAGAAGCAAGCTATACAAGATTTTGGACCGCCTGCACCTGGAGAGACTCAAATTTCAGGTACAAGATTACTAGCATTTAACACCTATAACCTTTTACAAAATTTAAAAGATTTACTTGAGACAATCTCTCCTAATAATCCTAATTCCATTTTTACAGGAGAAGATGCTACGTTACTTTCTCAAGTACCTGGATTAGGAGGTAGTTTAAACTACGTCGATAATTTTGTTGGTTATATAAATCAGTATACCGACTATAGAAATATAAATAACGAAGATCTTCAGAAGTTATTAAAGAAAATAAATGACATAAGATCGGTTTGTGTAACAATACAGACACTTAGTTTTAAATCCGCACTAGCTTTACTAGGTAATTTTTTAGGTTCAGATGTTAGAGCTCAAATACAAAAATTATCAGAAGTACTTGACCCTACTAAAATACTTCCTACAATAAAACAAATTGCAAATCAAGTAAATAGTTTTATTCAAATAGCTCAAAAAATTTATAATGTCATAAGACAGTTACAGTTTTTAATTAAGCTAGCTCTATTATTAATAAAGATATTAAAGTTTATAGGTACATTCTTCTTAAGCTTACCTCTTCCAAATTTATTTACGACTCACGGAATTACTGCATCACTTGAAAAAGCTAGACAATCAGCTGAGAATAAAAATAATCAGGTAATTAAAAGATTAGAGCAAATAAATAGCTTACTTGCAGTAATATTAAGCTTTGTTAGGTACTTATTGGAAAATGCTACGGGATTATTAAATAGACTACAAGTACTAATAGCAAAACTAGAAGGATGTGAGTCAACAAAAGATTCTGCAGTACTACAAGACTTAAGAGATAGCTATAGTAACTTAAAGAGAATACAGGAACAATTAGCAACTTATATACTTATACACGACGGAAAAACAAGTCCTGATACTGCTTTGTTCGGTAAATACAGTATTCGTGTAGTAGAGGAAGAGTTAACTGATAAGTCGATAAAAAATAAGCGTAGAAGAGGTATTGCAGTAGATCCAGATGGAGCTATAGTAGCACAATCTGATTTAACTTTTGCAACTAATACTGCTATTATAATTGAAGAAGTTAAGGTAAAGCTTTTAAGTTCGAATTTAGTATCATCTCAATTTAACTTATTAGATGCTTCAGATTTAGCAGTAATAGCAGCTTCTGTGAATTATTTAGAGAATGATACTGTTATGAGCGAAGACTTTAATTTCGATAGTCTACTTAAAGAAAGCAAAGATTTACCTGACGGTGCAGATGAGACTCAAGGCTTAGGTTTGAACGCCTTTATTAATAACTTATCAGGCGGTAGACGCTTGAGAAAGAGAGTTAGAACAGCTTTAGATGCCTCTAGTACTACCTTTAAAAACCAAGTATCTCAAGAGAAAGTTAACGGAGAAAACTTATTAAAAACAGATAATATAGCTAGTTCAGTAGGAACAGGAAATGAACCGGCTGCTCCAAAGACAAAAAAGTAATAAACAAATATTTATAACAATATGGGACAAACAGATTTACTTAGAAAACTTATACGTGAAGAAGTCCGCGCAGTCTTCCAAGAAGAACTTGCAGGTATTCTGAAAGAAGCGATAATCGCAAACAGACAGCCTATTGTCGAAACAAAGACCTCGGCTAAACCAGCTATTCCTGGAACTCTTAATACTCAACCAGTTAGAAGAATGGCTCCGCCAGTATTAAGTTCAAACAATCCTTTGAATAGCCTACTTGCTGAAACAGCAAATGCTATGTCAGGTGATGATATGGAGAGTTTTAGCTTCGATTCGAGCATGGCTCAAGGGTATGGCGGAATGGGAATGGTAAGAGAAAATGCACCAGTAGTAGAATCAGTGGGCGAAATGTTTGCAGCAGCAAGACCGAGCTCAAATTTAGATGCAATTCAAATTAACGCTGTTCCAGATTTTACAGCTTTAATGGCTAAAATGCAACAAAACGGAGAAGTTTAATGGCATATAACGTACGAAATATAAATGTATTAGATCTAAGACCTTCCACAGGAATTGGAGTCTCTATACCTTTCAGCAATCCTGCTGTTTTCGAGACTGTATATAACACTAAAGATCAAACCAAGTATAATTTAATAAATTTCTTATTGACAGATCCTAGAGAAAGAATATTTAATCCTTCTTTTGGAGCTGGTCTTAGAGGTAAATTATTTGAGCAAATAACTAACACTACAGTAGAGGATTTAGATACTCTAATCAGAAGTGGTGTACAAGCTTATTTTCCAAACGTAGTTATAACGGATCTAACTTTTGGAGGTAATCCAGATGAGAATAACTTGACTGTTAATTTCTCATACACTATTAGAAACACTAGAGAATCTGACAATATAACACTAAGCATCAATGGCTAATAAAGACATAAGATATTTAAATAAAGACTTTAACACCTTTAAAGAGGCGTTGATAGAGTATGCAAAAGCATATTATCCAACCTCTTACAACGACTTTTCTACATCCTCTCCTGGTACTATGTTTATTGACATGGCTGCTTATGTAGGAGATGTATTAGCTTTTTACTTAGATAATAATACTCAAGAGACTTTTTTAGAGTATGCAAAGCAACCTTCCAACCTGTATAACTTAGCTTATATGCTCGGTTATAGACCTAAAGTAACTTCAGCAGCTATTGTTAATCTAGATGTTTATCAGCAATTACCTGCATCAGGCGCCGGCTATTTACCCGATTATAACTATGCACTGACTATCGAGTCCGGTATGCAAGTTAGATCTAATGTAGATACAACAATGTATTTTTACGTTCCAAACGTAGTTAACTTTAACCTATCATCTTCTATTAATCCAACTGTCGTATCAACCTATACTACTGTAGGAGGAAATCCAAATACATATCTTTTAAAGAAAACAACTCAAGCTATTTCAGGTCAAGTTAAAACAACTACATTGACTTTTGGAGCAGCAGAGAGATTTCCTACTAGGATTATACAAGATACTGATATTATCGAAATTATAAGTATTGATGATAGTAATGGTAATAAATGGTACGAAGTTCCTTACCTAGCTCAAAACTATATTTTAAAACCTATACAGAATACTCAAGCAGCTTATCCGCAATTATATTCTCAAGCTAACGAAGTTCCTTATGTCTTAGAAAAACTACTTGTACCAAGAAGATTTGTTTCTAGATTTAAAGAAAATAGTACCTTAGAATTAGAGTTTGGTGCAGGTATATCAGCTGTATCTTCTTCTGTCTATATTCCTAATCCAAACAATGTAGGTATAGGTACTATAAACGGTATATCTCTTTTAAATACTGCTTTCGATCCAACTAACTTTGTAACAAATGATAGCTACGGTCTAGCACCTCAAAATATAACTTTAACTGTTACATACTTAGTAGGTGGAGGTGCAGCTTCAAACGTACAAGTTAATCAATTAACTAATATCGTAACTAGTACTTCTGTATTCGAAGGTACTCCTTCCAATCCAACCTTACAAACAAACGCATTAAATTCTTTAGCAGTTAATAACGCAGAAAGAGCAGTAGGTGGTGGAGATGGTGATAGCCCAGAGCAGTTAAGATTAAATACTTTAAATCAGTTCCCATCACAAATGAGAGCTGTAACACAACAAGATTATTTAGGTATTACTTTAGGTATGCCTCCTAAGTTTGGTCAAGTAGCTAAGGCTTATGTAACTAAAGATGAAGCTACCTTTGCACAGTATGTATTAAATGAACCAGGCGAAAGAGATCCTTTAGCAACTTCACTTTATATATTAGGCTATAACTCCTCAGGACAATTTGAAGTTCCAGGATCGGCTTTATTACGTAACATTCAAACATACTTAAAAGAGTATAGAATGTTAACTGATACTATTAGATTAAAGCCTGCTTATATTATTAACATTAAAGTTAGTTTCGATATTATCATATTACCAAACTATTCTGCAAGAGATACTTTAGGTTTATGTGTAAAGTTACTTAGAACTTTCTTTAATAGAGAGAATTGGCAAATAAATCAACCTATTATACTTTCTACTATCTATACTTTATTAGATCAA